TAAGGTTAACCAAATTAACCCATTGAGATTCTGTTAACCAATCAAGCATATATTGTTCATAATCTTGAATGGATAATTCCATTAAGGAATCCATCATTTCATCAGTTATCTCAACACCCCTTAATGGTGCACCAAGTAAATGACGAATTCTTGTATAAATTTGCGTTCTTTCTGGCTCGGCTATTACTGACATATTTCTTTTATATATAAATATAAGAAACTATTCTTTTGGTTCATCATTATTTGCATTATCATATAATTCAAGAACAAAATCCCAATTTATATAATTCCAGAAGTTGTGGATATATTCATCTCTTTTGTTTTGGTATTTGAGATAATAGGCATGTTCCCATAAATCCAATCCCAATATTGGAAATCCACCACCTTTAATGACATTCATAAGGGGATTATCTTGGTTTGACGTAGTGATAATTTTTAATGTATTATTCTTTGTTGCAACAAGCCAGACCCATCCAGATCCAAAATGGCTTTTTGCCTTTTCTTCAAATTTTGTTTTAAATGAATTAATTGAGCCAAAACTTTTTATCATTTTATCTTTTAATTCTTTTGGAATATTCTTTTTGGTGGGGGATAACATATTCCAAAACAAAGCATGATTAAATGCTCCACCTGCATTATTTCTAATTGTTTTATTGAATTTGCTTATGTTTGATATAATCTCTTTTAAATCATAATTTGATTTATTATTTTTCAATGCTTTATTCAATTTATCAACATAACCTTTATAATGTTTGTTGTAATGAATATCCATTGTTTTCTCATCAATAAAAGGTTTTAATGAGGCATATGAATAAGGCAGTTTTTCAATACCAACCTTTTTCATTTCGTTAAGCAAAAAATTAACATTATTTTTGTATATCCTTGAGATTATTTCTTCTTTGATTGTTTCAAGTATTTTCATAAATTATTATATTTATGATATAAATATTTGTATAGTGGAAAGAGTATGAAATAATATAGATTATTATTTCTTTATTAAATATAAAATTTAATTGGGTGTACTCCAAAACCCTCTATCCCATCAGCAAATGCTTTTGGGATTTCTTTTTTTAGGATATTATAAGAACCATTTAGGTCAGCATTTACTAAACTGCCATTTTTGGTTTTAAATAATCCTCTTTTAATTCTTTTGCCCAAATATGTTTCATGTTTTTTTATTTCCTCATTATCAAAAAAACTACATTTGCTGGTATAACTTTCTTCTCTAAACAAGACTTCCATTCCCAACAATTCACATTTATATTTAACCATATTTAAAAAATCATTATATGGTATTTGGACAAAATTTTGATTATTTACTCTACCTATGTTAATGTCTTGTTTCCAGTTAATATTTTTACCTATTACTATTTTGGTAATATTATTTGAAACTAAATGATTCACTAACAACCTAGATGCTTTATGCAAATAATCTTTGATTTTAAATGTTCTTTTATTTGTTAATTTTGTTATTTTTTTTGATTTTTTCTTTTTTTGTTTTTTCTCTAATTCATTTTGTAATCTTGATTTTTCTTTGTTGTAAAATTGGTTTATGGATTTTAATGGTCCTCCATTAATTATAAAGGGTATAAAATCTTTTGCATTACTACTAATGGTTGCTAAATTTCCAAGACCTAGATCAATTCCAGCATATCTATTATTATCTGATTTTTTCTGAACATCATCTATTTTATAAACAACTTCTAAAATATAATAACCATTTTTGGATATTATTCTAACTTCTTGTATTTTTTCAAAATCTTTTATTTTTGTTGTAATTTTAATGTTAGATTTTGATAGTGCAATTCTACCAGTTGATTTAAATTCTTTTATTGATAATGCTTGTTTTGGGTATATTACAGTAAATCTACCTTTTTCCTTATCTAGGTATTTTGGGATATTAACTTTTTTATCTTTATTTTTCTTCTTTAATAAAGCAAAAAAAGATTTGAAATTTTGGTCTAATAATTTTAATGTTTGACAAGAAACTTTTGTTGGTAGATAGTTATATGACTCATGATTTTTTATTTCATGGTAAAGTGAGTTATAGTTTAAATATTTTTTAGTATTAAAGAAATGTTGTCTAACCAAAAATAATCCATAATTGTATAAATTTTTTGATTGAAAGGATAAGGCATCACATTCATCAAAAAATTTATGATTATTTTTTATGATATGTTTTTCAATTAAATACATTAGTCTTCTAAAAATTTTAGAATTTCTTCTTTATTCTTTTTTCTTCTCATGCCATATAACCTAGCAGAAAAAGAATATATAATTGATATTAAATCTTTCATTAAATCTTGTTTATCATCATCTGTTTGATGTATTACAACAATTTGTTTATTTAATTTGTTTAATAAAGTATTGATATAATTAAATCCAAATCTTGTTAATCTATCTTTATTTTCTATTAACAGAATATCCCAATCATCACTCTTTAGGAGTTTATTTAAAACATTTCTATTGTCATTCATTCCAGAGGCAATTTCCTTATAAGACCCAACTATAGAATAGTTTTTAAGTGTTGCAAATTCTTCAAGTCTTTTTTGTTGTTCTATGAGTGAATTTTTTCTGTCATGTGATGAAACTCTTGCATAAATTAAGCATTTATTTCCAGTTTCTTTATTGTTTAATGGGACATAAATATGTCCTGTTTCATCCATATGTGCACCATTCAACAACCCCTTGCTATATCTAATCCAAGCAGTTCTATATTTTATTGATTTTATTCTTGCATATTCTGATAATTTTATGTATCTTTGTTCCATAAGTTTTTGTTATAAATATAAATATAACAAAAATCAATAAAAGTAAATAAAAATCAATAAAAAATTGAAATTATTTATTAGACAAGGATATATTTGATGTAAGTGAAATTGAAGATTTTGGATATGTTATTAAATTAAAGTGAAAGGTGAAATATATAGATAATATAATGTAAAATAAATAAAAGCACAATTAGAGGAAATAAATTGCAAAGTTCATAAAAACATAATGGTTTAATGAGCGCTACTTGCACTCATTTTCAAAGAACTCATTATCAAAAACAAAACTGCCATTATTATCACCAAGAAACTTGGTAATTTCTTCAAGCAACTCTCTTTTGGAATTTAATATTTCCATTTTTTGAGCAAGTATTGCACCATTCTTTTCAAATGAACCCATTTCATCCAAAATTTCTTTATGTTTTTCAATAATAAAATTTTGCAAATCTGAAGTCTTAATTACATGTAATTTCATTTTATTTGGTTTTTTTATTTACAATTAATAAATATTCTGCAAATGTAAATTAATTTAATTAAAAAACAAATATTATTTTGAATTTTTTTTCATATTTAATATTTGGGTTAAAATATCTTCAGTAGTATCAGTTTCAAATAAATTATCACCTAGAACAGTTGATATTATTTTTTTCTTTCTATCCAACATATCATATATAATTCCCTCAATGGTGTTTTCAAATATTGGGTATAATACAGAAACTGAATTCTTTTGTCCAATCCTATATGCCCTATCTTCTGCTTGGCTATGATCTGCTGGAACAAATGATAAATCATTAAAGATAACAACATCTGCACTAGTTAAAGTAATACCAACACCTGCTGCTTTTATATTACCAACAAAAACCTTTATTTTGTCATTTGTTTGAAATTCATCAACACTCTCTTGTCTTTGTTTCATAGATGAACTTCCATCCAACTTAACAGCAATCTTTTTAAAATGTTCATATATCTTATCTAATGAGTTTGTGAAGTTTGTGAATACAATAACCTTCCTTTCTTGTTCCAAGGTATTCTCAATCAATTCTATGGTGTCCTTAATCTTTTCATTAGCAATAATTTGTCTAACCTTCATAAGTTTGGTAAATTGAACACTCAAAGATTTTGATTCTTTTGGGTTATTTTTAATCCAATCAAAATACTCCCCCATAACATTTTCATATTCTTTTGATTTTAATCTCAAATAAATTGGTGTTATTATTTTTTCTGGCAAATCTAACACATTCTCTTTTAACCTTCTTAACAATAATGGAGCAGTTCTTTCTCTCAATTCATCCAAATTTGATGCACCATTCACATTCCATACTTTATTCATTCCAACATTAAACTGATAACCAGCACAGTATCTTTTAACATATGCCATCCAGTTTTTTGACACGGGGCTATCAACCAAGGATAATAAATTAAAATAATCAATTGGTCTTGATGTTAATGGTGTTCCAGTCAATAACCATATTTTTTTAATATCTTTGCAAATATCATTTATCAATTTTGTTCTGGATGCTTGGGGGGATTTAATATAATGACATTCATCAATTATAACCAAATCAAATTTTGACTTTTGGATTATTGTTTCTTCTTTTGATTTTAATGAATGAAAGTTTTTAATTATATCATAATTAATTATTACATAATTAGCAGAATCATCATATTTTTTACCCTCACAAATATAAATGGGTTTATCTGTATAGTTTTGTATTTCTCTTTCCCAATTTTGCTTCAAACTTGCGGGGCAAATAATTAAAGTCTTACTAGGTTTAGCCTCAATTGAGGCAATAATTGCTGAACTAGTTTTACCCAACCCCATTGAATCAGCCAAAATAAACTTATCATTTTCAAGCAACTTTTGAATTGCTTCCTTTTGATGTTCAAATGGCATTCTATGTGAATACTTTTCATAATCAACAACAACATTTTTATTTGTCTTATCCACAAGTATTCCATCTTTTGGTATCCAATAAATGCCCAATCTATCATTATCAAAAAATCTACCAAGAATATGATATGATTTTTCTTTCTCCACCAATAATTTTTCAATCCATATTTTTTGTGGAACACTTGTTAATAATTTATCATCAGCAATCATATTTGCAAAATAGATATCAAGGTCAAGCCACTTTCTGGCAATCTTTGGTCTTGTTTCATAAAATAATGAAATATATTCAGCTTGGCTTGGTGTCAAATAAAAATTTGGATTACCAATAGCCATAGTCCTTAATCCATTTAAATAATCATTTTGACCATTATATGATTTCAATAACAACAAAGCCTCATCCTCACTTACCTTTTTTTTGCTCATAATTTATATCAATATTATTTAATAATAATAAATAAGTGTTAAATTATCAATTAAAAGATATTTATTTTAAATAAAAGATTACATATGGCTAAGATAGTTCCTATTACAAGAGTTGGTAAATTTTTTGGAGCAGATGATTATAATTTAGACATTGACTTGGGGATGGAATATATGGGTGGGGATTTAAATATGACTGTTGTTTTATATAGAATTGATAGAAAAAAAACAAAAAAAGATGATGTATATGGTGAATCACCAACTGATGGTATTGTTTTTATGCCACCAATTGAAATAACAGGATTGGTTCAAATACTTGAATCAACAATGAAACAATTGGGGAATTCCAAAATTGAGCAAAAAGAACCTGGCAATCTTAAATTATCCTTATATCAAAAGCAATTGGATGATTTAAATGTTGAAATATTAAAAGGTGATTATTTGGCTTATTATGTAACTGAAGATAAAGTTAGATACTATTCTGTTATTGATGATGGAATTGTTAATATGGATAATAAACATACCTATGCTGGTTATAAACCATTCTATAGAACAATAACTGCCACATTTGTTAATAAAGATGAATTTAAAGGAATGTAATGAAAATTATAATTACAGAATCACAATTAAATAAAATAACAGAAATTGTAACAAATAAAGAAGTAATTTGTGACAATTGTGAATGGTCTTGGAAATTGGCAGATGGTGGTGATGATCCATATATTTGCCATAAATGTGGTCATAATAATGAAGAAAAATAATATGCCATTACCAAAAAAAATAAAAACAAATCTGGATATTGTATATGATAAAACTCTATTAGATAGAAGAGAAGAGTTATTGGACAATATCATTGACAATGGAACATACTTGCCAAAATCTTTATTACATGAGAATCTTGATAAAGGTATGCTTGAATTTGTTAAAAATGATTTGCAAATTTTAAGTGGTGGCAAAATAATTCCAACTGTTGATAAAATAATTAGCACACAAAATTGGTCACAATATACAGAAACCTGGACATTCATTGATGAAGATAATAATCCAGTCCCACCATTCATTACATTGGTTCGAATGAATGATTCCAAATATGGAACAAACCCAGCAACACAATATACAATACCTAATAGAAAACCCTTTTATTTTGCAAGTGTACCAACTTGGGATGGGCAAAGAAATGGATTTGATATTTATTCAATCCCACAACCAGTACCAATTGATATAAATTTTAGCATTAAGATAATTACAAATAGGCTTAGGGATTTGAATAAGTTCAATACAAAAGTATTGCAAAAATTCTCATCCAAACAAGCATATACAATAGTTAATGGTCATTATATACCAATTGTTTCAACAAATATAACAGATGAATCGCAAATTAATACTGATAGCAGAAAATTTTATATTCAATCCTATGATTTCACAATGTTGGGATTTTTAATTGATGATGAAGAATTTGATGTGAAACCAGCAATAAATAGAATTAGCCAAGTATTTGAAACTGAAATTCAAAACCAAGTACCAAATGTACAAGTAGTGGAGACAATTCCAATAAATGATTTAACATATGAGATAATCTAAAAATGTCTTCAGCAATAAGAATAACTAGTGTTAATCTAAATAATGAAATTGTATTTGTCACATTATTACAAAATGATGTGACCTATAATTTAGGTGAAAGAGCTATTCCTTTTAATATATATCCAATACCAGAAACAGGTAAATTGAGTGGATTATATACATTGTATGTCCCAAAATATTTAACAAATTATGAAATAATAATACCAGAATCTGTTGAAGTAACACCTTCAAATACACCAACAAGAACAATAACACCAACACAAACACCAACCAATACAGTTACGCCTTCAATTACACCAACCAACACAATCACACCATCAATAACTAAAACAATTACACCAACAGTTACACCAACAAATAGTGAAACTCCAATACCAACAATAACACAAACACCAACCAATACAATCACACCATCAATAACTAAAACAATTACACCAACAGTTACACCAACAAATAGTGAAACAATTACACCAACAATAACACAAACACCAACCAATACACATACACCTTCAATTACAAGAACACCAGGAGCATCACAAGATGTAACACCAACAAATACTATAACACCAACCAGCACAACCACACCAACTATAACACAAACACCAACAAATACAATAACTCCAACTGTAACACAAACTCCTACCAACACAATTACACCAACTGTAACAAAGACACCAGGAGCATCACAAGACCCAACTCCAACCATAACTCCAACCAACACAGAAACACCAACAAATACACCTACTAATACAGAAACACCAACTCCAACTATAACTCCAACCAACACAGAAACACCAACAAATACACCTACTAATACAGAAACACCAACACCAACCATAACACCAACAAATACAATTACACCAACCAACACAGAAACTCCAACACAAACCCCAACAAGTAGTGAAACACCAACTCCAACCATAACACCAACCAACACAGAAACACCAACACCAACCATAACACCAACTAATACAGAAACACCTACCAACACAATAACTCCAACCAACACAGAAACGCCAACAAATACAACTACTAATACAGAAACACCAACACCAACCATAACACCAACTAATACAGAAACACCTACCAACACAATAACTCCAACCAACACAGAAACACCAACACCAACTATAACACCAACAAATACACCAACCAACACACAAACTCCAACACAAACCCCAACAAGTAGTGAAACACCAACTCCAACTATAACACCAACCAACACAGAAACACCAACAAATACACCAACTAATACAGAAACTCCAACACAAACCATAACACCAACAAATACAATTACACCAACAAATACACCTACTAATACAGAAACACCAACACCAACCATAACACCAACAAATACAATTACACCAACCATAACTCCAACCAATACAATCACACCAACAAATACGCTAACTCCAACAAGAACATTAACACCAACACAAACCATAACACCAACAAATACAATCACACCAACAAATACGCTAACTCCAACAAGAACATTAACACCAACACAAACACCACCACCTTTTTGTGATTTTAATGTCAAAGATTCTGAATGTGATTTTAATGTCAAAGATTCTGAATGTGACTTTGTTGTTACATAAATAAAAATAATCAAATTTAAAATAAAAAATATGCCAGTTCAAATAACATCTTCAAATTATAATGGTCAAAATGCTGTGGTTACCTTGTATTCACCAACAGGAAATACCATACCATATAGTTCAGCAACTCCTCTTTCACTTGGGGTTAAAACAATACCATTTACATATTCAGCATCAACTGATACCAATGATTATGGAACTTTTCAAATGGAAATAACAGGATTCACACCTTCTAAAATATGTTCAGCATCAAAATTGGCTGGACCAGATGGTGATGGAAATTATTATAAAACAATTAAAATAGGTAGTCAGATATGGATGTCAGAAAACTTGAAAACAACTAAATTTCAAAATGGAACATCATTAAGTAATAACTCACAAGTTGATAATGCAACTTGGGCAGCAGCAACTGCATCAAATAAATATTGGGCATATGTTAATGGAAATTCAGCAAATACAGCAACATATGGATTGCTTTATAATCAATATGCTGTGACTGGAAGTACAAGTGGAGCAACAGCAAGTGTTAATTTGTGCCCAGCAGGTTGGAGAGTGCCAACAGATGCTGACTTTACACAATTGAATACTTCTCTTGGAGCTCTTGGAGGTTCTACTGGAACACAAATGAAATCAACAACTTTATGGGCTTCTAATGGTAATGGAACAAATTCATCAGGGTTCAATGGATTACCCCCCGGCCTCCGCGGTACTGGTGGTGACTGGTACAGTTTCAGTAACTACGGGTACTTTTGGCCTACGGACTCTGGAGTGTACTGGTACTTGTACTACAATAGTGCGACTTTCAGTCAGGTTTCTTCTAGTTCTGTGTATGGTTTTTCGGTTAGGTGTCTCAGAAATTGATTCTTGATGCTTGACTTTCTTCTGTTATGGATTATTGTTTGTGTATGGAAATAAATTTGCCTTTATATAAAAGCGTTTACTCACTTAGTTTAATAATATTTAATGTTTCTAAAAATTTAAATAAAGAATATAAATACACTATTGGTGAGAATTTAAAAAATAATATAATAACTATGTTGAGTTATGTTGCAATAGCAATTAATAGTGATAATAAATTAAAATATTTAAAAAAATGTAGAAAAAAAATTGAAAAAATTAGAATAATTGTAAGGTTATTAAAAGACTTAAAACAAATAAGTGTAAATAATTTTATTGAAATAAATGAAAAAATAGAAAATATTTCAAAACAGATAACTGGTTGGAATAATTTTCTACTAAAACCAAAACCAAACACTTAAAAAACTTTATATGTTAGAGTTGTTTTTTATTAAGGTGAAAACAAGAGAACATTTTAAATTTGATAACTCGCTTTCTTGGAAGCAAAATTTAGAGTAGTTGTTTTTTTTAACCCCCCCCCCGGCAACCGCAATACTAATGGTGAATGGAACAATTTCAGTAACAACGGGAACTTTTGGACTACGTACTCTGGAGTGAACTGGAACTTGAACTACAATAATGCTACTTTCAATCAGAATTCAAATAGTTCTGTGTATGGTTTTTCGGTTAGGTGTCTCAGAAATTTGAAAAGTTTCCTCTATGTCAAAAACATAGAGGTTTTTTATATGGAAAATGAAAAATTAACAAAAGATTTATTTTTAGCATATTATGAATGCAGACAAAATAAAAGAAACACAACTAATGCTTTAAAATTTGAAATGAATTATGAAAGTAATTTATTTAAACTAAGGGATGAGTTATTAGATAGGACTTATGAACCTAGAAGAAGTATTGCATTTATTGTAACTAAACCTGTAAAAAGGGAAATATTTGCTGCTGATTTTAGAGATAGAATCATTCACCATTTTTTAATAAAAAAAATGAATATATTTTTTGAAAAAACTTTTATAGATGACAGCTATGCTTGTAGAAAAGGAAAAGGGACACATTTTGGTGTTAAAAACATTTACAATAAAATAAAAGAGTGTTCTAATAATTATACAACTGATTGTTTTATATTGAAGTTAGATATTGAAGGTTTTTTTATGCATATTAATAGAGATATTTTATATAAAATGTTATACTCATATATTCAAGAGAATTATTTTGATTCAGATAAAGATTTGATATTTTTTTTAACCAAAAAAGTAATCTATAATAACCCTATTAAAAATTGTATAATAAAAGGAAATAAATCTGAATGGTTATCATTACCAAAAACAAAATCTTTATTTGGCATACTGCCAGGATTTGGATTACCCATAGGTAATTTAACTAGTCAAGTTTTTGCAAATTTTTATATGAATCTATTTGATAAATGGATTTTAGAAAAAATGAATATTAAATATTATGGCAGATATGTTGATGATTTTATTATTATAGATAATAATAGAGATAATTTAATTTCTTTAATAGAAAAAATCAAAGGCTTTTTAAATACAAATTTGCTATTGAATATTCATCCAAAGAAAATATATCTACAACACTATAATAAAGGTGTTGCATTTCTGGGCTCATATATTAAACCAAATAGAATTTATATTAAAAATTCAACAAAAGGTACTTTTTTTCAAAAAATAAGAGAAGCAAACTATATATTAAATAACAACCCCAATAAAAATGATTTGAAAAAGATTGTATCTTCAATAAATTCATATCTAGGATTATTTAGAGCATATAAAACTTTTAAATTAAGAAAAAAAATGATTACTTTAATAGATAACAAATTAAATTATATTTCTAATATATATAATTATAAAATAATCTTAAATAAAAAATTATGAATGAAATTCAAATAGGAAATCAAATATGGGCAAATGAAAATTTATCCATAACAACATTTAGGAATGGTGATAATATCCCCCTAGTTCAAAATAATGATTGGGCACAATTATTGTCCCCAGCATACAGCCTTAATGAAAGCAATGATTATTTGTATAACTATTGGGTTATTACAGATAGTAGAAATGTTGCCCCATTGGGTTGGAGGATTCCAACCGAGGATGATTGGGATATTTTAATAAATCATCTTGGTGGCAAGGATAATGCTGGATATAAATTAAAAACAACTGATGGTTGGTTAATGGAAGTTCAGAATTTTGAAACAGGTGAAACAATTACACAAAATTTTGGTGGAACAAATGAGGTTGGGTTTAATGGAAAATCAGTTGGATTTAGACATATAGATGGAAATTTTGCATCTGATTTACTTTCAGCATATTTTATTCCAACATCCATTGATGAAAATTTGTGCAAATATGTATTTTTATTTTCTGGAAATGAATTTGGAAAAGGTGGTATGTGGAAAAAAGATGGATTTCCAATTAGATTAATAAAGGAATAATAGTTTTTGATTATTTTTTAGATATTTATATGAATAAATAAAAAATAATAATGGCAAATCAAAAAGTATTCGTATCCCCCGGTGTATACACATCTGAAACAGATTTAACATTTGTTTCCCAGAGTATTGGTGTAACCACATTGGGAATGGTCGGTGAGACTATTAAAGGCCCTGCATTTGAGCCTATATTCATTACAAGTTATGATGAATTTCAAACGTATTTTGGTGGGACATCACCTGAAAAATATATAAACACACAGATACCAAAATATGAATCTGCATATATTGCCAAGTCATATTTGCAGCAATCAAATCAAATGTATGTTACAAGAGTATTGGGATTATCTGGTTATGATGCTGGACCATCTTGGTCAATAACAACCATTGCAAATGTTAATCATTCAACTGTTGGTTTAACTGGTTCAACTGGAGTTGGTTCATCTTTCTCAATAACATTTACTGGAACAACTGGAACAACTGGAACATTTGTTATAACAGGTGGAACATATCCAAATGGTATAACTTTATCAGTATTTTCTGGTGACACTTATACAACAAGCAATGGTTCAACATCAACATTCTATGATGATTTAAAGACATTTGCAAATGATGTGGCTTTATCAACTTCATTAACTGGACAAACATCAACTTATGGGTCATTACCAGTTAATGTTTATAACACAATAACAGGTTCAACAAAATCTGGATTAACTGAATATAATTATTTTGGAACAACAATTCCTTTGGGTAGTGATGGTAAGCCAGCAAATGAAAATGATTTGTGGTATTATGCAACATTTACAAACCCATCTGGAAATGATTATACAGGTTATTCATTTTATTACAACACAACCAATTTTAATGTATCAAATGGTTCATTTACTGGAACAGTAACTGGTAATACTTATGTATTCTCTGGAACAGCATATACAGGTTATAGTGATATGGTTGTGGCAACAATTAGGTCAAGGGGTATCACAAATTATTCATCAGCCAATCATGGACAGATTTATAATTTAACTGGTAATACATTAATAATTGATTCAGCAAATAGTACCACAATAAGTGATACGCCATTTGGTAATTTTGTTTTAAGTGGTAAAACATCATCAAATAGTAATTTCACATTTAATGTTTCATTAAAAAATACCAATTCAAATTATATTGCAAATGTATTGGGTGTTGATAATTTTGGAAAAGATAGAAATGATGTTCCAATATTTGTTGAAGAGCATTATCCAACATTATTAAATCAAGCATATAAACTTGGTTATATTAGAGGATTGAAAACAAGTTTAACTTATTTGGGCGATGCAAGAACTGGAGGGTCATCTTCAATTGGATGGTATCTTGAAAAATATCAATCACCAAAAACACCTTTTGTTGTTTCTGAATTGAGAGGAAATAAAGTTTATAACTTATTTAAGTTCATTTCAATATCTGATGGAAATTCAGCAAATACAGAAATTAAAGTTTCAATCATTAATATGTCATTTAAGAATAGAACATTTGATGTATTAGTTAGAAGTTATTATGATTCAGATTCTGCACCAGTTGTATTGGAGAAATATACAAATTGCACATTAGATGAATCACAAAATAGTTTTATTGGAAAGAAGATTGGAACAAGTGATGGCAAATATAATTTGGTTTCAAAATATATTATGCTTGAAATGGGAGATGAATTCCCATCTGATGCAATTCCTTGTGGATTTATGGGTTATCCCCACAGAAAGTATGGTTCAAAATTAACGCCAAATTTATTATATAAGACAAGATATTATTATAATAATGAGGTTGTTAACAATGAGCCATTTGCTGCATCAAATGCTGTACCAGCTGATAATGTAAAAAGAACATATCTTGGATTTTCAACAAATTATGGTTATGATAATTCTTTATTATCATATAAGGGCAAACAAAATCCAGCAAGCATTATTGCAGATGGAACTGAATGGAATGTGGTTACAAAAGGTTTCCATATGGATTCAGGTGCAACAGTTGTTACCATAGCAAATACTTATACAACAAGTGGTCAAACAGCCTTTGAGGTTGGTAGTGGAAGTTTTAATTCAGAACCAGAAACAAATTCAAATCCATATTATTACTTATATTCAAGAAAGTTCACCTTATTATTTGAGGGTGGTTTTGATGGATGGGATGTTTATTCTGAAAGAAGAACAAATGGGGATACATACCAAATTGGTGGTGTTGATTATATGAGAGGTGCATTATCTGTGGCTGGAAAATATGCAGCAGCAACAGGACAAGGAACATTTAAACAAATTACAGATGGTGATGGCTCAATTGAATTTGCAACAACAGATTATTATGCATATCTTAAAGGAATTTTAACATATCAAAATCCAGAATCAACAAATATAAATATTTTTGTTACACCAGGTATTGATTATATTAATAATAGCAACTTGGTTGAAAATGCCATTGATATGATTGAAAGTGATAGAGCAGATTCAATTTATATTGTTACAACACCTGATGCAAATTTATTGACAACTGATGTGAATAATGTTATTTATCCCCAAGAATCAATTGTTTCTTTGGAGGAAACAAATATTGATTCAAATTATACTGCAACATATTACCCTTGGATTTTGGTTAGAGACCAAGCAAATAATACCCAAGTTTATATTCCACCAACAGCAGAAGTATGTAGGAATTTGGCATTAACTGATAATGTGGCATTCCCCTGGTTTGCATCAGCAGGTTATAATAGAGGATTGGTTAATTCTGTTAAGGCAAGGTTAAAATTAACCCAAGATGATAGAGACACTTTATACCAAGGAAGAATAAATCCAATTGCAACATTCTCTGATGTTAATACTGTGATTTGGGGAAATAAAACTTTGCAAGTTAGAGAATCAGCACTAAATAGAATTAATGTTCGTAGGTTGTTATTGCAGGCACGTAAATTAATCTCTGCGGTCGCTGTGAGGCTACTTTTTGAACAAAATGACCAGATAGTTAGGCAACAGTTTTTGGACACTGTAAATCCAATTCTTGATGGAATTAGAAGGGATCGTGGATTGACAGATTTCCGTGTTACAGTTTCATCAGACCCAGAGGATATTGATAGAAATACAATGAGTGGAAAAATCTACATCAAGCCTTCATCCTCGCTAGAATTTTTATCCCTAGAATTTGTGATAACCCCTACTGGTGCTTCATTTGAAGATGTATAATGATTAATTTTTAATGTAAAACCCCCCACTTCTATTTTGAGGTGGGGGTTTTGTTTTTTAGAACTCTTCTATTGGGAAATTCTTCATCTTTATTTTCCAATATTCAGCCATAAATTCGGCCCGCAACTTATACTTTGGGTCAGTATGATAACCTGATTCATAAATGCATTTACATATGCTTTCATATAAATCTTTTTTTGGTAGGTTATAGTTTGCTTTTTTGCAATCATAATATCTGCCAGAATTCAATATTTTAGCCCAGGCTTCAATGCCAGATTCAGTTGAATTGGCCTTATAAAATTTATCTTTTATTATTTTATTTTTACCGTTAATTACTTCACGTGTTTTATAGGTTACACTATCATACCCTTTTATGGCTTTACCCCCACCTGCATTAGCGTGTAAGCGCCATAGATTTGTTTCAATACCTTTGCTTGTGGCTTCAATGATAAAGAATGAGTATATCATAGATATGGGGAAACCAGTTAAATAATGAACATTCATAAGCATATCATCATAATGATATGCCATCCATATTCTTCTCATCTTATAGAGATTAACATTTTTTAAATTCCTAAATCCATTTTTTTCAAGGAATTTTTTTAATTCATTATTATTTAAATTCCTTATATCATAACCATATGATCTTCCAGCATAAGCATATTTGTTTATGGTTGGGGTGGCAACAATTGAATCTTTTTTAATTTCTAAAGTTGGATTTATTTTTGGTTCAATATATAATGTTTCAATTTTAACAATTGTATTTAAATCTATTGATTTTTGGATTTCTTTCTTTGGGGAAAAAGAGAAACCTATAAACAATAGACCCCAGAACCCCATAACCATATATAATGCAAATTCTTTTTTCCTTGGTTTTTGTGCATTTCTTTTCATTTAAAGTTTTAATATAAAAATAAAAAAATATAACCAACAAGTAAACATAAAGCAAAAATCTATTTAATAATTAAGTAAAATGGATATTTATTGTAAAAATAATAAATATGAAATTAGTTGAAGGATTTAGAGAAGATTCAACCCCAGATATGAAATATTATGCATTTGACTGGGATGATAACATTGTTTATATGCCAACAGAAATAATATTAATTGATGAATATAATGATGAAGTTGGAATGTCAACACATGACTTTGCAAAATATAGGAGTGACATTGGGAAGAATGAATTTAAATATAGGGGAACAACAATTGTTGGTTATGCTGATAATCCATTTAGACAATTTAGAGTTGAAGGTGATGAACAATTCTTAAAAGATATTATGATTGCAAAAGCTGGTCCAGCATTTAATGATTTCAAAGAAGCAGTTAACAATGGATCCATTTTCTCAATTATCACAGCAAGGGGACATAACCCTGAAACATTGAAAAAAGCAGTTAAGATATATATTGAAGAAGATTTTAATGAAATAAGTAAAAAAAGGGTTATACATAATCTTAAAAAATATAGGGATTTAATACCATCTGAAGAAAAGAATGATGAGATTATTGATGAATATTTGGATTTATGCAAATTTTATCCTGTTTCATTTGGATCTGGTAGTGCTGCTAATCCAGAAGTAGAAAAAGTTAAAGCATTAAAGGAATTTTATGAATATTGTAAAGAAATGGCTAATGAAATTAAAAAAGCATTTGAATTTAAAAATGATGTTTCTGGTGAATCATTGAAATTCTCAATTGGATTTTCTGATGATGATATGAAAAATATTGAAACAATGAAGAAAAATATAAATAAACCAGAATTAACAATTTATTCAACTAATAAAGGTAATAAAGAAAAAGTATAATATTATATTATATATATAATTATTATTATGATATAATAATACAATATATAGATTTGATACAAAAAAAGTAAATAGTGTTTTTCATAAAAAAATTAAAATATTTTAAAATTTTAATTTAAATACAAAATTACCAACATCATAAATTCTTGGAATACCCCTTTCTTCCATAATTTGGAATTCTGTTTTGGTTGAATCAAAACCATTTTTAACCAAGATGTCTTTTCTAAATTCAAATCTATGTTTTCTTTTTTTATTTATAACATAAAAATAATTTGGGCTAGTTGATTTAACTTCAACAAAGCCCAATTTTTTATATAAATTTCCATTACTAAATCTTTTATCAGCATAACTTAAAATTTCTGTTGGTTTATATGTTTGAATAAAATAATTTAATAATTTTGATGCGCCCCCTATCACAGAAGTATTCAACTTATTGCAAAATCGGAGAAGTTCATATTCAGTATTATTATTAATTTTATTACCCAGAGCAATTCTCTTTTTTCCAAATGTCATTAAAGATACCAATTCATCATTATGATATAAACCAAGGTTAATGGAACTTCCAACCATACCTTGAATATGATTCTCATTAAGGAATTTTGATTTGTCTTTTGTTTCAACCAATTTGATAATACACTTTCTGGCATAAATTTTATGTTCAACTTTGTTTAATTTGTTTAACAATATGCTTTTAACAATTTCTTTTTTGTTGTCCCATTCATCTTCAAATATGTGTATTAACTGGATATTATTTGAATTACAAATTTCTGTTTTCTCTAAATGATAATTATTTTTTTTGAATACATTTGAATGAAAGTAAACCCCATTGAATTCAATGGCTAAATTATGCTTGGGGATATAGATATCAATTTCTTTACCATTTAAAATATTTCTATCATTTTTAATATATTCAATATTATTTTTATTCAAGAATTCACATAAATCATTTTCTTTAATTGATGAAAATTCACCTGCTGGATTACATAATGTGCAAGGATTTACTTTATTTTCATGTCTATAATATAACAAACTCCTATCAATTGAGTATTGATTATTACAAATATTACATAATATTTCAATATTTTTGCCAACAGAATTTTTAATATTTAAATCACTATATTTTTTTTCAAAATTAATTGATGATTTTTTAGTTTTTATATTTCTACTTTCCTTTAATAAGATTGGGGTACTAACACCATATCTCTTAATATTTGTTTCTGCTATTTTTTGTTTTACTTTATCTAATTTTGATGTATGGTCAACTCCATGTTTTTCAATTGTTCTTTGTTTAATTAATTCTTTATCAAAGAATATATTTGTAACTCCATAATTTAACATTGTGGTGGCTTCTATTTTTTCCTTAATATCTTTTGAAGAATTTGGGGAATTACCACCATATTTCTCTGTATTTGTTATTTTAATTTTATTTATATGTTCAATATCAGAGTTTGTGCAAAGCAAAGAACAATAAACTCCATAACCTTCAGTTAAGGATCTTTTAAACTTTAAATTTACCCCACATTTCTTGCAGGTTGGGATTTCTTTAACCTGATTAATGTAGTGCCATATTTTTTGGTTAAATGGCATAGATGTTAAATGTGTGGTGTAATTAATAATTTTTTCATATAAATCATTATGGTTGTTTTTAAGGAATGATTCTTTGGTCTTATATCCAGATTTATTGTCAGTTGTAAAAAAAATTAATAAATCCATATATTTTTCTATTTACTTGATATTTATAAAATGTATGAGAATAGACTCATAACAAAGATAACAATAAATATTATAAAAAAAAAATAAAAAAACATATTATGGCTGATTTATTACTTAAAATGCCTTTGCCTTATGAACCAAAAAGACAAAATAGGTTTATATTAAGGTTTCCAGCTCCTATGGGAATAAATGAATGGTTTGTTGAAAGTGCATCAAGACCTAAAATATCAATAACATCAAAAGAAATTGAATTTCTAAATACATCAACATTTGTTTCTGGCAGATTTAAATGGGAAGCAATCACTATTAAATTCAGAGACCCAATTGGACCATCTGCTGCTCAAGCATTAATGGAGTGGGTTAGATTACATGCAGAATCAATTACTGGTAGAATGGGGTATGCTTCTGGTTATAAGCAAGATTTAACATTAGAACTACTTGATCCAACTGGTGTTGTGATTGAAAAATGGCAATTAATTGGGTGTATTATAACAAATGCTGATTTTGGTGCTTTGGCATATAATTCAGATTCATTGGCTGATATTAGTGTTACAATTCAACCTGATAGATGTATATTAGT